AACCATCTGAAGTGGAAAGCAGAAACTTTCACCGAAACAGGGAAACCTAAGATCGATGAGAGTGTTCTTAAAGATGTTCCAGGGGCGGAGTTATTCTTAACTTCGCTTACTCTTCAGAAAAGACTTGGACAACTAAGCACTGGCACTAACGCTTGGTTGAGATTGGTCCAGTCTGACAATCGTATTCACGGCAGCGTTATTACGGTTGGATGTGCCACGATGAGATGTGCCCACGTCAGCCCGAACGTAGCTCAAGCTGTTGCTGTTAGGTCAACGCTTGGTAAAGAGATGCGTTCATTGTTTGGACCTAACGTTTTGTCCACCTCTATAAGTCCCAAAGGGATAGTTAGTAAGAACGGTGAAACCTGCCCCAAACAGGTTGGCGTGGACCTCTCTGGAATCGAAGCACGGTGTTTAGCGCATTACTTGTGGCCCTTTGATGGAGGTTCCTTTGCGAAGGAGGTCATAGAGGGCGACATTCACACCGCTAATCAAATGGCTGCAGGTTTGCCTACCCGTGACTCAGCAAAAACATTTTTCTATGCCCTAATTTATGGCGTAGGTGCAGAGAAACTTTCTAAAATCACTGGTATGAATGGAAAGAAATTGAAGCAAACGTATTACAAAAATATGCCAGCATTAGCGGAGCTTACTAAAAGAGTAACATCAAAAGCAGAAGATGAAGGAGTCCTTAAGGCACTAGACGGAAGACCTATAAAGATTCGTTCACCTCATTCTGCTCTTAACTTTTTACTTCAGAGTGCTGGAGCAATTATAAGTAAAGTTTGGTATAACATTTGCTATGACGATATAACTGAAGAAGGTTTTGTATATGGAAAAGATTGGGCATTCTTAGCTCACATTCATGATGAGATTCAGTTCTCAGTACGTGAAGAGTATGCTCAACGCCTAGTAGATATAGCTACTAATGCTTCCAAGAAAGCTGGAAATCAGCTTAAGATGAGAATAGACATTGAAAGTGAGTATAAAATTGGCAACAATTGGGCCGAATGCCACTAAGGTCTGTAAGATCTGTGGTCAAGAGAAATTTATTACTGAGTTTGCTGCTAACGGTACTTGGACTAGACCTGAATGCAAACCTTGTTCTAATTACAGACAAAGTATTTATACAAAACTACGGAAGGGTCAGACAGCTCCAGAGCCAGGAACTCCTTGTGAATGTTGTGGTGATAGTACTTCTACTCTTCACTGGGATCATGATCACGAAACTGGTGGACATAGAGGGTGGATATGTAGTAACTGCAATACTGGTATAGGTAAATTAGGTGACAATATTGAAGGTGTCCTACAAGGACTGAACTATTTAGTGAAAGCAACTAAGGTATCTGAAGATCAAACGGATACTGATGGAGAAACGACCTGAGCCTAAGCTCACTCTGAAAGACTATAAAGAAGATGCCTTAATCCGCTGGGATCTACATCTCTATGAATGGTCTTCTTTAGTGGAAGATTGTAAAGGATATTACGAATATCTAAAACCTAAAACTAAGGCAGTGATTACCTACTGTAAGGAGTCATATAACAGAGCTTTTAAAAATGATTAGGCTTCTTATTGATGCAGATATGCTGCTCTTTAAGGCAGTCAAAAGCTGTGAAGTAGAAATCGAATGGATGCCTGACATCATAACTACACACTTACCTTTAAGAGAGGTGAGTTTATTGTTTGATGATCTGATAAACACTAAGAAGAGACAAGCAGAAGCTGAAGAGGTAGTACTTTGCTGGACTTCTATTGATAATTTTCGCAACAAAGTTGATCCTTCTTATAAAGCTAATAGAAGAGCAACTAATCACCGACTTAAGCCTGTTGGGTTTAAAGAGGCAAGAAGAAGGATGGAGAATAATTACAACTCAGAATGTTGGTATAGGTTAGAAGCAGACGATGTGCTAGGAATCCTTGGAACTAGATCTCACGATCAGAGCAGTATTATATGGTCTGGCGATAAAGATCTTAACCAAATTCCTGGCTTGCACCTTAATGATGATGGAACTATTAAAACCATTACTGAACCAGAAGCTGATGTCTTCTTCTATAGGCAAATACTTATTGGGGACGCAGTTGACGGTTTTGGGGGCTGCCCTTCTATTGGCCCAAAAGGGGCAGAAAAACTTATACCTTTTAAAGCATTCACGCCTGCCACCGCATGGCGAACTGTAGTTAACACCTACAAAAAGAAGGGTCTAAGTGAACAGCAAGCTTTAGTACAAGCTAGGCTTGCTCGTATTCTTAGGTCTACTGAGTACACCTACGATGACATTTCACTATGGACCCCACCAATCCCAGTTACTACGGACATGACCAAGCCGTAGTTGAATGTATTGACTACATTGAGAGTCATGCCTTTGATTTTCTTGAGGGAAACATAATAAAGTATGTGACCCGTTATGAAGACAAGAATGGTTTAGAGGATCTTAAGAAGGCTTCTTGGTATCTAAATCGTTTAATTAAACGTGAAGAGTCCAAAATGAAACCTCACGATGTATCCTTGTACAAGTCCCTTTTAGAATCCAATGACCCAGAGTTCAAATGCAGAGTTGGTAAAGACATGGATGCAATCGGCTGGTCAACTGACGGGTCTTGATACTCAGAAAAATGGGGGGACTATTTATCAAGAACAGCAGCTAACTTTCGTTGAGGAGGAGTTCTATGAGCTTCTTCATGCTTTTAAAAATGAAGGCCGTGAAGCAACCATTAAAGAAGCTGTCGATCTTCTTTGGACTACTTATGGTTTTTTACATTTAGTAGGTGTAGATCCTAACGTAGCTTTTGAGCGTATCTACTCTTCCAATCAAACTAAAATTCCTTTTGAATTTAAAGACGGCAAAGTTCAAAAAGGTAAAAATTACGTACCACCTTATTTAGGGGATCTATGAAACTACAGGAACCACCATCTCTACTAGAGCAATTCACACCATCACTAGCTGTTACAGGTAGGGTTGAAACTTGGTTGAAAGAACCAACAAGACGTTATCCACAGTCATGTACTGTATTCGTTGTGGAAGACACAATGGATGAGCATGAGGATGGTATTGAGGCCAGCTTCTTGTTTGCTTCTAAAGCATTGCGCTATGGGGCAGGCGTAGCTATCCATCTAAGTAAGTTGCGTCCTAAAGGTACTAAGAATAAGTATGGGATGGTCGCATCAGGTCCATGTGGATTCATGGAGATCTATAGCAAGTTCAATGAAGTTCTACGCAGAGGTGGTACATACCGTAATGGGGCTATTTGCGTTCATTGCGACTGGGAGCATGACGATATCATTGAGTTTATTAACTATGACCGTGGACGTATTCCCTGGGTTAAACGTTGTGTCAATGTTGACCACGATGTAATTAACAAACCAACTGTTTTAAAAGCCATCATGGATGGTGCAAGTAAAGGAGACATTTGGATTGTTAAGAAGCAATACGACAGTGAAGGTGAAAGAATTTATCACAATGTATGCCAAGAGATTTTAATTAAGTCCAGGGATACCTGCCTCTTAAGTCATATAAATTTGGCTGGTACTAAATCTGTTAGTGAGATACCTAGTGCTTTCGTTCATGGTATGGAGTTTTTATGTGCGCTTTACCAGCAAACAGGTGTTGAATCATCAGGTATTTATAAGAGAAAAGATAAGCAGGTAGGTTTAGGTGTTCTAGGTTTATCTAATCTTTTAGCTATTGAGGGTGTATCTTATAACGCTTTTGTCTCAGCTCTTAGGTTTAGAAACTTATATCCATCATCTGAACCTCCTGCGGGTATAACTATGGCTCATGCAATAGTTGTAGCTTTGGAGTGTGGATATAAAGAGGCTGCTAAGGTAGCTAAACGTTATGGGATGTCCAGAGCCTTTACCGTAGCTCCTACTGCGTCCTGTGCTTATCGCTATAAGGATAGAGAAGGTTATACAACGTCACCTGAAATAGCCCCACCAATCAGTAAAGAAATAGATCGTGATAGTACAACTCTTGGGGTAACAAGTTATCAGTTCCATCCAAAGTGTGAGATTGCACAAGAAGTAGGTTGGGATACTTTCTTTGACTTAAATGCTGAATGGCAAGTGATGATGGACAAGACTGGTATGGCCCACGCAATTTCTATGAATTGGTGGTCTGATATGGTGAAAATGAATAGGGAATTTATTTCTCGATGGTTAAATTCACCGCTAAAAAGTTTATACTATTCTTTACAGGTGCAACCAGATACTCAAGACAAAACAGATGTGTATTCAGCATTAGATGCCACAGATGTCGATGAGTATTTGAATGAAATCCTTAATGAAACAGCAGCTCCCACTTGCGATTGTGCAGAATGAGAAAACATCCATACCAACAGCTTCT